ATCTATGGGCGATATGGCTAAAGAGGAAGATGAAGAAGAAAAGGAAGAAATGGCTCAAGACTCTAAAGAAGAAGAGGAAGAGATGAAAGAAGAAGAAAAGTACGAAGCTACTGAGGAAGTAACTGAAGAGGTTGCTGAGGTAGAAGAGAACTTTGAAGCTGAGGAAGAAGTAAACGAACAAGAGGTTGAAGAGCAATTTACTGCACAGCAGACAGAAGAAGTTGTCGCTGAAGAAGTAGACAAGACTATCAACTTTAAGCAGATTACTACTGATAAAGTAAACCTTATTAACAAGTTCTTCCCTAGAACTTATTAATACTTTGTAAATTAACTAAAACGAATTTTTTAAAACTATTATATAATGGGAATTTTAGACGTAAAAACGGGGTCAAATCCTAATGAGGTTCAAGACCACGTATGGGGTGACCGTAGCAGAGATTTATTTATCGATGCAATGGTAAAATCAGCGGCTGTACTTAACCGCTTTACACTTATTGACGGTGTAAAAAATAAAGTAAACGTACCAATTTTTGATGTTTCTACATCTGCATTTGTAGCAGGTGACGATTGTGAATTTGCTGACAACAACGTAGCATCTATCCAAGAGAAAGAAATGACTGTTGAAACTTTTAATTGGGGTTTCAAAAACTGTAAGCACGTTCTAGAGAACTCTTACCGTGGTGTAGCTTTGAAAAAAGGACAGCATAATCCTGAGACTATGGACGTTGAGTTCCGTAATTGGGTGTATGACTACTTCGCTAAATTGGCTGCTCAGAAAGCATTGACTTTGGCAGGAGCTGACTTGGTAACGGAAATGGAAGCTGATACTGATGTTATCGACCACACTAGTGGTATCGCTACAATTAGCAGCTCAAACATCTTAGATGCATTACAAGGTGCTTACCAAGAGATGTCTGACGTTATGCTATCTGCTGTTTATGGCGATGCTGACCGTGAGTTCAAACCTGCTATCTTCTTGGGTACTGTTGCTTACCAATCGTTCCAAATTGCTATGGCTGAAGACTTTGCCTCTTCAATGACATTGTCTAGTAGCGATGGTATTGCAGAAGGTCGTATCCCTACTTACTACGGTATGGAAGTTATCCACCTTGCAAGTTTAGCTGCTAATAAGTTATTTATCACAGCACCAAGCAACTTGGTTATGTTGACTGATGACTACAATGATGTAGCTGCTATCGATAGCGAATACGAAGCTAAAGAAAATGCTGAGTACCTATGGGGTCGCTTTAAGTTAGGTTTCAACTATATGAAAGGTAGTGAAATCGTACTTTCTCAAGAATCGTAATAACTGAATAATAACAAAGGGGAAGGTTCGCCTTCCCTTTTTAATACCTAATAATAAATGGCTTGTTCTGTATCCTTATCAGGAATTACTTACAACTGCACCGACTTAGGAATAGGTGGTATTACTAGACTATCTATTGTAGCTAAGTCAGAAGTAGATACAGTAAGAACTGCGTCTACTCTCGTTTTAAACGAAGATACTCGTATTGTTACTACTGCAGGTGTTGTTGCAAATGTTGCTGATTACACATTTAATTTAAAAGACGGATTCTCTGCTTTCAACGAAGTAAAGACCGTTAATGCTGACGGTACTACAACTACCGTTCCTTCTATTACTGTAGAGTTTCCTAAAATGGCTGCTTCTACTGTAACTGAACTTAATGAACTTGCAACTGCAGGTGCTGAGTTAGTAGCGTTTGTTGAAACCGCTGCAGGTACTTACCACCTTGTTGGTGCTGACTACGGATTGTATGCTGCTACTGTCGATATGTCTTCAGGTGCTGCTCGTGGCGAGAAAAACCGTGTTCAACTTACCTTAACAGGTGAAGAAAACGGTCTTGCTTATAGCATTGATGATTCTAACGATTTTAATACAATCATTGGTTAATAGCAATCTTGTAAATTATAACAAGGGGAGTGGAGAAAATCCTCTCCCCTTTTTTAATATAAAAAATTATGGCTTTCAACTGTTCTATAATACTTAGCGATATTGACATCAACTGTAACAAAAGAACTACAGGTGGTATCAAGAAAGCTATCCTAGCTCTTCAGAGCGATATTACAATAACCTTTGACCCTGCGGATGAAACACAGGTAACTAATGTAGATTTGCTTGAAGCAGATACTGCTGTGTTTGAACACAATACTAAAGACGGTACTACATCATTTAGTGAAAATAAAAACACTACAAATGGATTAGGTTTAGTTGCTACAAACATTGTAATCCAATCTCCTGTTGTAGATAACAAAGTAAACAAGATAGACTATATGTCTCGTAGAGAAGACATCGTTTGTATTTTGTTGCATAATAACGATAGCGTTAGCATCTCAGGTTGGATGGATGGTCTTACTATGAACTACGAGGCTTCATCAGGCACAGGTGTTAGTGACAAGTCTTTTGTAAACATTAATCTAAGCACAGAAAGTGGAATAGCCTCTTTGTTGTTAGATAGCAAATCAGTATTTACTGACCAAACAATTTTTGATTAATGGGTTATTTAACCAATTCGGGTAGCGGCTTTCTTTCTAATGCAGTAACTACTGTATCCAATGTAAAGTCTTACCTTGTAAACAAAACAGGATACCTTGTTGATGCTATCAGAGTAGGCATTGGTGACTTTGGTCAAAGGGTATTAGACGATGGTGGTACTGTAGAGGCATCTGCTGAGGCTGCTGCATCGTACAGAGACATTACCAAAGACATCTACGACCAAGCATCTCTCGTGCTGTTTCCAAGTGGATACAAAGAATCTAAGGTGTATAGCCACAAGCCTGTAGATGGTAGCGGAGACTTTACTTATACGAGAGGTACAGATACTGCCACGAGGGTAGGAGCTGATGGATACATCAAGAAGGAAAGAGTAAACTTTTTAGAGCAGTCTAATCAGTTTGATACTACTTGGAATTTATCAGGTGGTTCAACTTTAAATCAAAATGCTGTAGGCATTAACAATATCCCTAATACTGCTTGGACTTTTACTAAGGATTCTACATTTGACGGAATAAAACAAAACATATCTTTATCAGGAATCAATACATTTAGCGTGTATGCTAAAAAAATAGATAGTAGTGTAAACGAGCTTGTTTTAAGGATTAATGTAGCAGGAGGAAATAGGATTGCTATATTTGATTTAAGTAATGGTACTAAGGTTTCTATGACCTCTCATAGTTCTGCTGTACATTACGATATTCAAAAAGCAGGTAATGGTTGGTATAGATGTTCATTTGTTGTCGCAGGAACAATAGCGAATGTTGACATCAGAATGGACTACAATCAAACAGGAACAGGTAGTATGCTTGTTCAGAACGCTCAACTTGAACAAGGTCTTGTTGCAACGCCTTATATTGAAACTACCACAGCACCTGTGTACGAGGGCTTAACAGATTCTATGCCTCGTATAGATTACACAGGAGGCACACCAAGTATATTACTTGAGCCGAGTAGGATTAATTTAATAGAGCAATCCGAATATTTCAATGGTAGTGATTGGTCAAGAAATAATACAAGCGTTATTGACAACGCAATAATAAGCCCCGAAGGTTTGTTGAATGGTTCAAAATTTATACAAGATAATGGAACAACAGATTGCAATGTAAGAACACAAGATACCATAAATGTTGTTAGTGGTGATATATATACTTTTTCAGTTTTTGCTAAAAAAGCAGAGTTTGATAAAATTCAGTTAGATTTTTCGGATTCAAGATTTGGAGCTGCTTATGTAATTGCAGACCTTACTAATGGAACTTTAACAGCAGGAGAAGATAATACAGATGAAGGTATTGAAGATTATGGCAATGGGTGGTATAGAGTTTATGTGGTAGGCACAGCTATAGCAACGGGAACAACCGCAAGGATATTTAGGTTAAATGACAATGGGAGCGGTGATGGCTCAAAAGGAATTTACGCTTATGGCGCACAAATAGAACAAGGCTCTTACCCAACATCCTACATACCCACTTATAATAGTAGTGCTACGAGGGCTGCGGATGATATAAATAAATTAACAAACTTATCTACTAATGGAATAGCTAATAACTATTCTACAACTTTATTTTTTGAAGGAACAAACTTTAAAACAACGGCAAATACCCGATTTGCTACATTGTATGATAGTTCGTCTTCAAGCAATCCAAGAGTATTGTTATATTCAACAAATTTCAACTCAAGTACATTTAGGATAAATCTTCAGTATAGGTCAACAGGACAATCTGATGTTAGTTTAGGTACAGGGTCAATGACTTACAACACGAGGTTTAAAGGGATTGTTCGTTTAGATGGCACAAGTCTTTCATTGTTTGTAAATGGGACAGAATACAGCACAACTATTGTACAAGCAGATGATATTGAGGTTCTTGATTTGGCTGATATTTTAAATGACTTGTCACATACTATAAGTAAATTAAGCGTTTTCCCAACCGCCCTATCCGATGATGATTGCGAAGCACTAACAGCCCTTTAATATGAGACAGTTCCGTAAATACGAGTTCGGTAGCAAAGGTGCTGCCACCACAAAGATAAACGCATTAGGCGTAGACGAAGAAGGTAACCCTACACACAACCACATCATAGCACACTTAGGGGAAATAGAAGGCTCTGAGAGCTACCATATAGATGTACTATGGGATGATAAGGCAGACCCTAATTGGAATAAACAAATGATATGGTGTGAGCCTGTAGGACTACATACCTTTGGTGCTAAAGCAGCACAAGAATATACAGCAGCGTGTTACGAGGCTAATCCTGAGATGATACCTGTTGTTGAAGAAGAAGAAATAGAAGAATAATTGTAAATTAAATAAAGAAAATGGCATACGAAAATATTATCAAAGAAGGTAATTTTCACCAAACAGTAACAGGTGACTATGGCTTTAAGGTACTAAGTGGCACAGATACTACAACATTAGAATGTCGTGCTATACAAGCTCTTGAAGAAACCGTATTGACAACAACCACTTCTGTAGGCGATGCTTTATCAAGCGTAACTTTGCCTTCAGGAACTGTTGTATTTGGTAAGTTTGACAGCATTACTTTAACATCAGGTAAAGTACTTGCATATCTCGCATCATAATGGGTTTAATAAACGGCTTATCTATACATTTAAACAATAGACAAGGTGAACTGTCTGTAGCAGGAATACTTGTTAGTGCTTTTAAAGCTCGTGTACAGGCTGATGGTGGTAGTGTTGAGAATACTGCTTGTCTTACTACTGATGTTGAATTTCTAACTCAAAACCCATAATATATGAGTTTTTACGATGATGCAAGTTTAGTATTCTTACCAAGCGGTGGTGCAGGAAAAGATGGGAAGGCTTATAGTATAAAGCCTGTTCCCGAATATGGCACTGAGTTAGTTACTAATGGTAGTTTTGACACGGATAGCGATTGGACTAAAGGTAGCGCTTGGACAATTAGTGGAGGTACTGCTAATTTTGATGATAGTACAAATAGTGGTTTATCGCAATCAAAAAGTTTTATAGCAGGAAAAACCTATAAAATTTTATTTGAGATAACGCAAGGAAATGCTTCAATAGCATTTTTATCAAGTAATGGTGTAACTACCTATGTAAATTATGCTACTTATGGAATTGGCATACATAGTGTTAAATTTAACTATTCTACGGGAAGCGGTTTTCAAATTTTTGCAAGTTCTTTTTTAGGCGGCTCTTTCTCAATAGACAATGTATCAGTTAGAGAAGTAGTTGAAGCAGATGGAGACTTCACCTTTTCAAGAGGTTCAAACCTAACGGCTACAAGGGTAGATAGCAACGGACTGATAGAGAAAGGAAGGGAAAACTTGCTTATAAATTCGGTATGGGATGGCGTTACAACCGACACAAGACCAACGGGGTGGGCATTCCAATTTGTTTCGGGAACGGGAACTTTTGATGTAACTGCTACTGAAGGGCAGATAAGATTCCAAACTTTAGATGCGGGTAGTAGAGCGTTTATTTATTCTCCTACTATAGCCACCAATGGAATAGT